GCATCCAAGAGTAAAGCCACATCCAACTTCCCATCTGTTCGATACTTACTATTCACCAATAGTTCATAAGCAAAAGGAAATCGTCTAGCAAGAGCTCCCTTATCAGATATACCCTTAACAGCATGAAGATCAGGCGAATTAGTACAACAACAAACAAATGAAGATTTAAATAAGGTCATCTTCTCATCTAAATGAGCCATATTAACTGGATTACAAGATGTACAAATTAAATTAATCACCTTAAGTGCATCACTACCCTCTGTATCCTGTAAAAATTCATCAACATTAACCCAAGGTTGACAAGTATAACCATCCATAAATTTCTGTTCACCTATCGGCATCGTATAAACTGAATCATCCACACTTTCAGTCTCTTTAAGAATACCACATTTAAATAGTACAAATTTAGATAAAATAGTGCTAGCAATATAAGATTTACCAACACCAGGTTTACCATATAAAAATATTCCAATAGGTTCAGGTTGAGTTTTGGACGATATTGTTTTAGCATGTATTGTATCACTTTTCTTTATAATATACTCCAAATCACGTAAATAAACAGCATTTATTCTTAAATTTGAATTATCATCAAGGTAAGATCTAGCTTTTGTTGCAAATTCATTAATTACTTCCGTACCATGAGATCTAATAACATTCATTTCAAAATTCCCACAAGAGTCAGCATATTTAAATTCCTTAATCATCTTGGTCATTTTACTCAACCTCTCATTTTTCCAAGAAGCTACAATACCTTTCCCGAAAATAAAGTATTTAATAAAACAAATAAAGGAATTAAGAATACTATATTCCTGACCACAATCCCTATTAACTGAAGCGACATAATCATAATAATCCGGTCCTAGTTTAAAGTTAAAGAAAGATGTTATCATAGTAACAGCCTTACCCAGTAATGCTGCACAATCAGACATCCAACCACTCTGATTAAATGAAAAGAATTTAGAAAAGAAACCAGTACTCCTTGATGGCATACTAACTTTAAGTTTTGATGCTATAAAACATATAGCCGCACTAATATTAGTAATACAAGCAACTACAGATCCTTTAGTTTCAATGAGCAATGCGATAGAATTACAAATACCCAGAAAATGTACCAATATAATCTCTAAGATGTTTACTAATGGTATAGAACTAACTCCTAACATGGCACCTAATTTGTCAATCTGTGTCCACATATTGACTAAAGATGACATACTCTCCAACCCTTGTAATTCACTAAAATTATCTACCGAATGTCCTCCACCATTAAAAGTAATCACAGAAAAATTAGGATTACCCATTACAACTTGTTGCTGAACTTGAATTGCCATAGTTTCAACGGGATTAAGTAAAGTAAATCTCGTTGTATTACTAGATATAGTTGAATTCAAAAAAGTGATCCAGTTCCCATCAAAATCTTTATATCGGAAATCACATCTCATTTCACCTAATACAAAAGTCGGAACAACATAAACTATTGAATATAGCATATAAAATCTACCAAAATTAACTTCTAAATTACCTGGAGTTACTGAACTATTCCAAACAGTTGATGCAACTCTATCAAACGCTTTAAATGCATTTGCGGTATCAACACTAGCTGTCACTACAAATGGCGCTGGTAACACATTAGATGTCATCCTAGGAACTATTAAACTATGAATAAAAGACCTTTCTTGGTTAAATAAAGGATATAACATAGCAAAATCGTCCCCTCCTTCCCATGAAAAGAAGAAAGTCTGAGAATTTGCAATCGACGAATACGCATAAATCTCTATGCAACATTGATCATGCAAATCCTGATCTTCTTGAGTTATTCTATCTGAAGCTATCAAATACGGTAATCGAGCATAATGTGGAATCTCAAATCTATAAGTTGAATCAGAACTAGGTGTCAACACTACCATGCCAGATTGCGATCCCAAATCATCCAAAGGTAAAGTTAAATTAGGATAAGTCGGTTCTTTAATAATAAAACTTTGTCTCATTCGTGCAAAAATAACAATTTTATCTGTTTTATTAACAGTTGAACTTATAATCCATCGTCCTGATCCCCTACGAAGATAACAAGAAACAGGAATTGCTTCCAATGGCCATTGAGGCAATAATGCTATCAATTTAAACTCGTTATCTACAAATGTTAAAGTGATTGGGTGCACTATCTTTTTCCTCAAATACAAACTCGCAAAGGACATATGATCCATCATAAAGGTAGGTGGTGATGTCTTCTCTTCTATTGGTCTCCAAATTATATAAGAATTATTATCTGTGTCACTACCCTGCAATCTAGACATATTAGGATTTCTTGGCACAGCAAACCAAAATGAATCTTCTGTTGGAGCTGATAAATAAACATTAATCTGAATAACATTAGAAACACTAGTAGGAGCTATCAAAGGATTTTGAACATTTACCATCAATGTTCCCCTAGAAGCATTATTAGTTGAATCCCATTCGGTAGGACAAATAAATGGGATATCAATAGAAAATACATTAGTTTTCCCTATATCTACACACATATAATTTACTTGTTGAATGTCATTATTAAAATCCTTATCAAGATCCGTATAACCAGACCAACCAACAATTAGTTGACCCTGATGGAATCGAGTGGCTATTATCTCAAAAGTATATCTCAAATCTCCTCTCCAATATTCAAAATTTCTTGAAATCTCCAAAAGAGGAATACCAAAGACTGTGGTGTTAGGTATAATAGTTTCAAATACCAATCCTGTACCTACTTTAAATAATGTCTTCCCTACCGCATCGTTTGTGCCCCAATTTAATATAGTAACCCTACCAGGTGTTTTAATATAATCACTCATAACCATAGGTTTATATCTATCGTGAGCTAAGATATCCCCCGAAAGTAATCGCATATCTACCCCTATTTTAGGCATATCCACAGTCGTAGAAACTCCGTGATATTCTACGGCATGCAATGGCGAATCAAACATTCCTATAATATCTGTTACTACATTAGCTATAGCAGATATTGGGTTTATCATTTCGAGTGCCTTAACTCCGAAATGACCCAATTTCGCTAACCATCCTTCTTCTTGAGCTCCACGACCATCTACTCGCCCTTTATCAATATTTCCTACTCTCTTATTTTTCCCTTGATTAACACTCTTATTATATGGTCTCTTTATACTAATTTGAGTATCTATAAATTTGAAAAGAATAGAACAATTCAATGTAGTGGGTAATCCAGTCCCCACCCCCAATGAATTCCAAATATAAATAATAAAATTTTGATTCATATACGGATTAACATTACTAGAAGGTCCATTTAAGAATAAGTGAGGTGTGATATGTTCTACTAATAAAGTAGCATTCGTAGCATGACCTATATCTAGGAAAGAATGGGGCATTAGCATCATATCTGACGATGCTGTTGCTGTTATTTTATGACTTGGTTGACACGAGAGTAATAAACATCCACTATGAAATGGTGTAGCATTAACTCTAACAAACATCTGAATATTAGTCCTTAAAATTGAGTGTGTAAAAAGAATACCGCTAAAAGGGTATATCTTACTAAGTAAAGTTGATGGTAGAGTAATTTCATATACTCTAGATTTAATTCCAGCATTGATGGGTATACTTATTGTCTCAAGATGATATTCTCTTTCAAATAAATTTTCAATACTAGGAGTTTTATTCACAAAAGTACTCGACAAACTTGAAGGTGATTCTACATGAGATGGCACTACATTTGTACTTTCTTTCTCTTGATCAAGAATTATAACTTCGTCGCCCTGCAAATAAGAAAAAGATTTAACTAACTTCCTCTTCTTCCGTCTAAAAGGATCGAAGCGCACCTTAATCCAACTATCACCTAGTTTCATCCTAAAACACTTCTCTCTCAATGCCTGAGGAAAAGCCTTTCCTTGAATGTAAGATGTATTCCTTCCTCTTTGCCAATCATACACCATTCGCACAAACTCAACAACATTCCTAACTACTTTCGTAATGATGTTACTTCTACGCGCAACAACAGGATATCCTCCATCCTCTCGTCGCACACCATACACTTTCATAGTTGGTACAACCTGATACTCTTCTGGAAATTCTCCTCCATCAACTGTCTTCACAATTGGCACCTTAAACTTCTTCTTTTGCCTAGGATAAAGACTTCCGACTGGAGTATAATCTTCACAATCAGGCTTTGTTGAAGATGTATCTTTAAGATTCACCGATTTAGCCTCTCTCTGGCTTGGAATCTGAATCCAACCATCTTCATCAAGTGTCTTCTTCAACTTCTTACCTATCAAAGGTATGTAATCAGAAGTACACTTCTTCCAGCACGTTAGTACTTGGGTAACTGCGGGGTTGTTATCAACCACCTGTGCATTCACACACTGTGTATGCTGAACCCCATGTCTCAGGACTTCGGAATAAGTTCGCTTCTTATTCCATTCAAATCCATTGAGGAGGCATGATGCAACGAAATCATCGTCGGCTTCATCAAAAGTATCGAATTCTAAGTGGCCTATTTTTTTAGTCGTCATCTTCATTCAGACTGCGGATTATGGGAATTCATTAAAACCGGACCCGAGCCCCTAAGGCTCACGGGTGATATTTCAAATTCCCGCATCCAAGATGGGGTACATTAATAAAGTTCAAAGTCCCTCCCGATCTGTACCCTT